GTCGGAATGGGCGTACTGGATCCCCAAGCTAGTTAACTTAGACTACATAACTGTATGCAATATGATGCTTGCAGAGTGGATATTTACAAAGTGGCTCTCATTTTGGGCACGACTCCGCTGTCTTAACAGTTTGGACGATTGGCAACTCACCACCAAATGGGTGAGTGACAGACTCAAGAAAACACCTGCATCGATGGAGATGCGACTTCGTTATTGCGAAGCAGGAGGGATTTCTGGGTATAGGAACCCACCGTTCGGTTACTTTGATTTCTTTGCAGAATCAAAGAAACTGGCGGAAGGCGGCGAGCCACACGGATTTGTGGGTCAGGATTGGCGCAGAGTTTTCACAGAAGCAGCGGCGCGCGTACAAGGCACAAGTATACCCAAAGTGGTTGACTATCTAACACTTGAAGAATTCATAGCAAGTGATTTAGCCACTACTGGCGGGGCATCGACTTACGGAAAGGTTGAGTGGGAGTTTGAGGGTGAGAGAGACAAGTTCAAAGCAAGGAAGAACTTTCTGTTGGACATAACGACAGCAAAGTACCTGGCCGACGAAACAATGGCTCATCTCGGAAAACAGGTGAACAAATCGTTTATCAAACCCGAACTCGGAAAGATGAGAATAGCAGTCACAGGGGATATCTGGACATACTTTTCTCAATCTTGGCTTAACTATTTGACAGGTGAGGTGTATTTACAGTGGCCAGGTAACACGTTAGACGAGAGAATTGGAGAACAGACTGCACGAATGGAGGAGATGCGAGCAGCAGGAAAGGATGGATACACATTACCATTTGATTTCGCCGCATTTGACCACCAGACGCAGACCTTTGAAATCGAGACGCTTGCACGAGCTTATTTGGAACGAGGAATAAGTAACGTGCCAGCTGATCAGTTGGCTATCTGGCGATACGTATTGGATCTAACTATTGTCAGTTTTTCACACGCAGTAATTGTTGCGCAGCAAGGAGGTATCATGTCACAGTATGATATTGAAGGAGGTGTTGAGTCAGGTATTCGACTCACCTCATTGTTAGGCAATTACTGGAACGGTGTGATGACTGACATTGGCAAAGAATGGCTACGATCGGTCGGCCTAAGCTCGGAATTGAAATCATGGCTTCGGGGTGATGACTCAGCACTTTATGGAAGCACGTACTGGACAGTATTGGCGATGCGTTTATGCTACGCCGGCGAGAATGCTGTTGGTAATGACTCTAAGTATGGTATTCATTATGAAGAATCAGAATTTTTACGTGTATGGTATGGTAGGG